TATGACCCGCACATAACGTGCGATTGGTGCGGCACGCAAACCCGCGGGCGCGTTTATGATGATCGGCAAGATGTGGTTGTGTGTGGCTTGTGCCATCGTGAGTTAAAAAAAACGGATGAGGAAAAAAAAGAAAGACCCCCGCGCGCTTAATTGTCGCCAGTGCGGGCGGCTAGTTTATTTTGATGAGCCGGGTTGGCTCATTAATGGGCGCAAGGAATTTTTATGCGGGCATGCGTGTTTTGAGGCCCGCCGGTTAGATGGCTTTTGGGAGGCATTAGAAAATGAAGTCAGGCAAGCTTAATAAGGTGCAACAAACCGATATTGAATTGGGCCGGATTATGTCCGTTGTTTGCACCGCGCTTAATGTTACAGAAATGGATTTTTTGTCTACGCGGCGCGCTGATCCGCTACCACATGCGCGGGCCATTGCGACCATATTGGCCAAAGATTACACGGTTGCCAGTTATAAGCACATTGGCCGCAAATTTAATAAAGACCATACGACCATCATGGCCCATTTAAAACGCATAGAAAAAAGTCCTGATCCGGCGTTTCAAATACGTTTAAACACGGTGCGGCAATGGTTGGAGATTGCATAGTCTGCCGCTACGTTGGTCACGATGAAATAAGCCGCTACCAAAATGCCGGTTGGCAGATTAGTAGCGGCCCACTAGCGGCACAACATATGCGGAGATGCGTTATAATGTTTATTATAATTGCGCCGCCAGCACATCAAGATCATCAGCCGCTTGCGCCCGGCTTAGATCGGTGACGGTATAATGCGCCATAGCCGTATTGCTTCTCTTGCTATGGCCCATGCGATACTTGCGGGTTAATTCATCAACGCCAGCTAGTAGCATTTGCGTGTGGTAAAATTTGCGGAACCCGCCCAAACCTTTAAATTGCACGCCAGCCGCTTCACAAATTTTCACAAGCGCATCAGACCAAGCCCGCTGGCAACCCATGCGGTCTTTGGCGCTAGGAAACACAAAGGTCGCATTTGCGCTTTTTAGCTTCCATACCCCTAACTGCACGCATAACGCCGATGGCAGACCAAGCACGCGATTGCGAAACGGTGTTTTAGTTTCGTCCCGCAAGCCATTGCGCGAACCGGTGCGCTTTACCTCAAGCTTGCCGCGCTTTGTGTCTACGCAATCCCAACACAACCCTTGCAACTCGTTTGCGGCCAAGCCGGTAAGTGCGGCAGTCATAACCAACGTATGCAAAGCCACATCCATATCGGCCGCCAGTATCTTTTGCACTTCTTCCAGCGTGTAACCATCACGCTCACCGGCGGCGCCTTTAATGGGTTCCCGCCCGCCTTCCCGGCACGGGTTGTGCTGTAAATATTCTTCGTTCATTGCATACCGGCAAACCATACTCAACGTATGCATTACCTCGCGTTGCGTTTTGCCGCTTAAACCATTGCGGCGCATTTGCTTAATAAAGCGGTTTACGGACGCGACAGTGATGTCGCTGATCGGTAAGCTTTGGAAGTGTGGCGTGATGTGGAGCCTTATATGGCGTTCATCGTTTTCCCAAGTTTCAACACGGATGCCGCCATCAACCCCAATATCGTTGCGGCGATCATTTAGCGCATCAGCCGCAACATCAACCAAAAGCTTTTTGCTTTTGCTTTCCTGTTCCTTGTGCAAGTCGGCAAACACCTTATCGCGTGCCGCTTGCCATGCCCGGTAAGTCGGTTCGGTAAACTTGCGGCGCTTGTTATTTTTGTTGTCACGATAATAAATAACGCCGTAAAGCTTGCCGTTTTTTTTCGCTGTAGGAAAATCAGTCATTGCAAGCCCTCACTGCTTCATCGCCTTTAACCACAAAAGACCGGCTTTTATACCAGCCCTTCAACTGCTTTTTATTTAAACCCTCACCGCGCGCACCTTGCGGCACAACATCAAGCGATAATGTGATGCCATGTTTATCGGCCAAACTAATGAACCAATCTAAAGCGGCCGACCCGGCGCCGATGCGGCGGGGGTTAGAGGAAATGTATCCAAGCCGCATTTGGCCATCTTTGAAGCCATCCGTTAATTCAAACATGACGCCAGCCGTTTGCCCGCCAATGTGCATTTGGTAAATCCGCAACGCATTGCTAAATGGGTGTTCAAAAGTCAGCCGATAAAACTCATCAACAAAAGCCAAGTTGCGGGGATGCTTTTTTAATCTGTTAAAGTTTATCATTACACCGCCCCCAACTCTGCATTTTCGGGAATCAGCGTCACCAAAGCATCTTTGTGGTTCACGTTTATTTTTATTTTTTCTTGCTTGGCGAGGCAAACGGGGTTTTCACCCACATATTCGCGAAAGCCAATTATAGCCGTGCCATCTTTTACATTACGGTCAAACTCAGCCGTCACGATACCCTTGCGGCCATCTATTTCGATCTGAAACTTATAGTCATCAAGATCAAACCAGTTATTTGCGACCCAAGCATAAGATTTTATTTTAAACATTTGCACCTCCATGTATGGGGCGGGGCTGTTAAGCCGCCGCCGTTGTTCTTGCCCAATAACGGTCTGCCGCATCACGTTCAAATGAAGCCACATCACAACCAATTTCGTCAGAATGCATAACTACCATCCACATATGCGCGTCATACTTTGATGTAACGCCATGCGCTTCCAATTCTTTGGTTGCCTTTGCATGATAGTATTTGATCACTTGAATTAGATTTTTTTGCTTTTTAGTTAATTTAGCCATTTTTTTGCACCTCCATGCTTTGTTTGTACTCTGAATATATGCGCGCTATGCATTAAAGTAAACCCCCTCAACGCATAAAAATGCATATAATCCGAAAAAAACCTGACGGTTTGGTGCTATGGTTGGTGCTACGCGGTAGGCTTTAAACACAAAAAAACCCCACCGCCGAAGCGATGGGGGTTCCTGGTAAATATATGTTTTAATTAGTTTTTTTGGTTGCGGGGGCAGGATTTGAACCTGCGACCTTCAGGTTATGAGCCTTGCCAAAACCCGCGCTTTTTCTGCGTTGCGGCAGTTTGGTGCTACTAAGGTGCTACGAAAAACCTAAACAAAAAACATGGTGCTCTTTTGGTGCTATTTAGTGCAACGGCGCGATTATTTTGCGACTCCTTTAAATTTTTCAAAACTACGCATGCCGCCCAAACCCAACATGCCAAGCAAAATGGTCATCAAGCTATCCATATCAAAAGCCGGGTATTGCACCGGCGGGATGCCCATGTGAGCAGTCACAACGTCAGCCGTTGGGAAGATCAAAAAGTGCGCCAGTAAAGCAACGCCGCAAGTCCATCCAATAAACGGGCGCCAGCCGGCAACAAAAATATTGCGGCTTTGGGCTTCGGCTTTATTTATTTCTAACTGCCCGCGCGCTAATTCGTGCGCGTGTTTTTCAGCCATCGTTGATATTTCGTGAGCCAACTTTTGCTTGGTATCAGCATCCGGCACAAACTTATCTAAAATGCCACTAACAGCGGGTATCAACGCACCAATCATTTTAATGTTTCTCCGTGTTTAGCCAGACCGCCAAACTGCCGGTCATCGCACCCGTAACGACTGATATGAGGCTGGCCTGTTGGGTTGATAAATCTGGCATTTGCAATGCCCACTCTATGCAACGGATATAGACCAGCGTCATAACAAGCATCATAAAACGCGGAAGAATGCGCCAAGCTAAAAACCGTTCCGCGCTCATACCCATTCGCCTTTTCGCATCATTTGGCTAAGATGGTTGGCTCGGTTTGGGGTTTGTTGCGCCCATAACGAATTTAGCATTTCGTTGCTGGCGGTGTGGTAATCACCAACCAATAACGCCGCTTGGAAATTTTGGAACTTATCAAAATTTGGCCGGCCTAATTGGAACAGCATGCTAATAATTACCGCTTGCCGGGCTTCATCAAGTTTAGGGTAAAACGGGTAAAGCATGGCTTCATCTTCGCAACGCTGTAAATCGTTGGCCAAAAGCAAGTTAATTTCATCCTCGCTTAAACCGCCGCCTTTACGTTCATCAATTAACCGGCCAACGCCAATCGTCCAATAACCGTGCGTGTCCTGATAGGCGTGCGAAACAACGCCTTCATGTTCTTTTACAAGATCAAGAAGCTTGCTCATCATCAAATTCCTTTTGCATAAGTTTGCTAGCTGTCACACCCAAATTATAAAGTGCGGTCGCCATCGCACTATCGGATGCTTTAAACCCTCTGCCGGTTAAAAATGTTTCTACCGGTTCCCCCGTTTTGGGGTGATAACTTACCGAAACGATCATGCCCTCGCCTATTTCTTGATTAATGCACGGGCGGCGGTTCGGTAAATCTTGCATCTAAAATCTCCATTGTTTTTGTGAGGGTTTCGGTTTCAATATTTTTATCGTCAAAAAAAGCGCCGTTGCGGGTAATGGTCTTTTGCCCAATGTTTTCTATTGGCATAAAAAAAACGCGCCTATGCGGCACGCTAACCATCGCGGCAAAATCATAATCTTTTATTGAGGGGAGCCGTTTATCGCCGCCAATGCCAAAATGCCATTGAAGCTTATCCGGCCTATCGGAATGAAATGAGCTTGCTTTGAC